GGAGCCCAAGCCGTGAAGGATGAACAGATGGTCGATTACACAGCAATGGATGCGCCGACCTTGTTGTCCTTCGTCAGGGACGACGCATGGAAATGGGCTGAAGCGTTTATGCAGACCGTCGCGACAGGCGTGGTTGTTGACCGTGAGTTCATGATCGGTTGGTTCGCCAACGCCATTGAGCACTCTACGGCCATTCGACAGCCACAGGTAGACGCCGCCCTAGCCACCGCCCGCCGTGCAGGCTTCGACGCTGCGAAAGAGCAGGCTGCTACGTGGTTGACTGCCCAGCCCCCGCATTTGTCGTTGCAGGAATACGCCGCCGCCATCCGCGCCCTGGAGCCCAAGCCGTGAGTGAAAGCATCGTGCATTTTATCGGCTTTCGAGGCGACGAATTCTGGTCTGCCGTCCGCGTCTTTGGCCGGCCCCACTACATCCACCGTGGATGGGACTTGCGGGCTCGCCGCGAGATCGATGCCGACGATGTTTTGGTTTTCGCCACCGGCACGGCTGACGATCCGCCGCGCGTCCGTTCCTACGATGATTTAACGGAGCCCAAGCCGTGAGGGCATACACGCCAACACCAGCAAAGCGAGGCTATCGTAAGCCGGATGCTGCCGAGTTCCTGGGGCTGTCCGTCAGCAAGTTTGACGAGATGGTCAAGGATGGCCGCTTGCCGCAACCGTTCTCTATCGACGGGTGCAAGGTGTGGGACGTGTACGACCTTGACGCGGCATTCGAGGCTCTGAAGGTTCCGCAGAAGGTGCTCGAACTGGACCGGATATGAAACCCCTCCCCTACGTTAAGCGGTTCGTGGATCGCCACGGAAAGGCCCGGTACTATTACCGGCGCAAGGGATGGCCCACGGTGGCCCTGCCAAGCCCGCTGGAGGGGATGCAGGCGTTTCTAGCTGCCTATGCCCGCGCTGAGGGCTCACAGCCTGCTAGAGCCCCGGAGCGCACGCTAGAGGCCCTGATAGCTGCGTATCTGGCCTCGCCTGAGTACCGGGCATTGAAGCCGGCTTCGCGCGAACTGTACCTGTACGCGATCCGCTGGCTGCGCAAGCGCCCGTCCATGGCCCTCCCGGTTGCGGCTGTGACACGCGACCAGATCAGGACCATGCGAGACGAGCTTGCGGAGACGACGCCGGGCAAGGCGAACGTCGTGCTGCGTGTGTTCCGCGTTCTGATGTCCTACGCCGTCGAGCGTGGATGGCGAACGGAGAACCCCGCCCTTCGCCTCAAGACGATCAAGGGGGGCGAGCATCGGTCGTGGACGGATGCCGAGTTATTGCAGTTTGAGGAACGGTGGCCGCGCGGGACGACAGAGCGTCTGATTTATGAACTGGCGCTAGGAACGGGCCAGCGGCGCGGCGACATCGCCAAGATGACCTGGGCGGATGTGAAGGATGGCGGGATCAATGTCGTACAGGAAAAAACGGGTGCCAAAATATGGGTCCCGCTTCATGCGTCCCTCAAGCATGAGCTGGATAGCGTTCAACGCCGAGCAGCGGTCATTCTTACCACTCCTACAGGCCGGTCGTACACTTCTGACTATCTCGGGATGTGGTTCTCGCGGGCCATATCGGAATCCGCATTACCGACTGACTGCGTTCTACATGGCCTCCGGAAAACTGCGACACGACGCCTTGCTGAAGCAGGTGCGAGCGACCGCGAAATTATGGCAATCACAGGTCATGCCACTACCGAGATGGTCGGCCACTACGTGAAGCAGGCAGACCAAGCGGACCATTTGGCGTTTGACAGCCAGAAGTTTGACGTGGCCCTCTACCGAGACGCAGCGGGAAATGCTCGCGCAGCCTCTGCTGCAATCTTATCGCTCATGAGTGAGAGAGATGAGGCGAACGCTAGAGCGCTGAACTGGGAATGCAGGTTTGAGGCCGCTAGCGCGCGAGGTGCAGCCGCCGAAGCCCGTATCCGAGAACTGAGCCTGTCAGAACTCACGGCACTTGGTCAGGCTGACGAGAACCATAAACGGGCTCTTGATGCAGAGGCACGGTTAGGAAGGGCTTTGGAGGCGTTGAGGGAGATCGACGGGCATCTGACCAACATGCAGCCCAAGCTTGTCAACGGGCCGTTGGCGCTCGACAAGGACAGGCTTGCGATGGTGGACCGATACGTTGGCCCCGCAATCGATGCTGTCCGTTCCGTCCTCTCTGATCTGGATGTAAAAGATGACAATGGTTGAGAAAGTGGCCCGTGCGATGGCCGAGCGCAACAACGACTATTGCGAGCGCGGATTGCTGCAATGGCCGGCATACGAAGACGACGCCCGAGCCGCTATCGAGGCCCTTCGCGAGCCGACGCCTGAGATGGTGAAAGCAGCAGAGCTACACACCATTGGGACGCCGCGCACCCCTTGGCAAGCGATGATTGACGCCGCCCTACTTGACGACAACCCATCCAAGTAGCTTGGCAGAGACGGCACCGACACCGCCAGCAGCCGCAAGGGCAACGCCGCCTAGCCATAGCAAGACGGCCTTCGCACCTTTCTCCTGTATACGCTCCTCACGAAGCGCGCGAACCTCCTCCGCAAGTTCCTGAACCAGCGTCTTCAAGGTCGAAACATCTGAACGCAGTGCAATGGCGATGTCGCGCGTATCGTCAGGCATACTCTACTCACTAGCTCGCGGGGGTTTTGGTTGCCGCAAGCTGCGTCTTGAACGCATCAACGGCCTTGAGGACTGTCGCTGCACCTTCAATCATGTTCGTGGGCCTCGACAAACACGCTACCTTCGCAGCAGCATACGAAGCGTGCACCTTCTGATCAAGCGCCGGCTTGATTTTTTCCGGCTTAAGTGCTTGATATCCAAGGTAAGCCACATCCAGCCAATCGCACGCCGTCTGGTAAGCCTGGAGCGCCTTGGCCTCCGTGTCCTCCACGGTGAGCTTGGTCGTATTGCACCCCGCCAACGCAAGGGAGCAACCGAGGACGAGAACCGCCGCCCTCACTTGGAGAAGATCCCGCTGGAGGTGACGGCGCGCATCGCGACCATGAGCAGGCCGGAAATCATCAGGGCCGTGTTCGGGCTGACGTACTGCGTCCAGTCCAGCTTGGCGAGGTATTCAAGCGCAGGCGGGCCGATGGCAATACCCATGCCGATAGCGAACGTGCGAAAACCCTTCATTACAACTCTCCTGCTTCAATCATCTCGCGCCACAGATTGCGTTCTGGAGGCTTGGCGCACGACCCCAGACCGAAGAACACAAGCATCAGACAGATGTAGAGAACGGCCAGAAAAAGCCTGATGATAATGACATGCATCGGCGGATGGCCTATATTGGTGTGGCACAACGGGTGTCCGCTTCGGATGCTCACACTTCGCGGCAGGCCGGTGGAAATCTGGCCTGCCGTTTTTGTTAGACAGGCTTCTGGAACAGGTCGCCTTCCGCAGTACGACGCCGCGTCAGACCATTCATGACCTTGCCCGCAGCCTTGTTCCATCGCATAAGCTGCATGGGGACGCTGGCATACTCGCCTTCGTTCAGACGCTTGAGCAGCGTGGACACAGCGAGGTTGCCGCCCCCCACGTTGAACGTGAAGCTGACCAAGGCCGCAAACTGGTTGTCATTCAGGGGAATGGTGACATACCGCTCGACGGCCTTGCACGCATCCTGGAGGTCCATCACAAGACGCTGTTCGGCTTCCTGCTCCGTGATCTTCATGCCCTTGCGGACGCCCTTGGTCGAGCCGAAACCTATCGTCCAGGGATCGCCGCCCGTGCCCGGATCTGGATAGGCCTCAAGCCTCAGCCCCTCAAATGACTTGATCAGGTCAAGCCCTGCCTTGTTTACCTGACGTGTCATGATCAAAGCTCCGCATTGGCTGCGTAAGTAAACACCATGAACGCATTTGTATTTGCACTAGCTGCGACGAAATGAACAAACCCAGCACTGTTTGAGTATAGCGCACTTGTGTATGTGCTAACAGCATTTGTGCTAGAATACGAAAAAGAAAACGACGGCGTTGTTCGCATTGTGACAGAGAACGTTACGGGATAGGTGCTTGCAAAACTTGAGTTTGGAGCAGGAACATAATGTGCGTGCGTCATTCCATCATTCCGGTAATACCGCTGACAGAATGCCAATTCGTTTGTAATTCCTCGCCACTCAAACGGCGTGGCATTCGACCCCTGCTCAAGCTGAACGCGCGCAATATCCAACGTCACGTTCTGCGCCGCCGTTGCCTCCGTCCAGATCATGACGATGAGGTTGTTGCAAGACGATGAGACTGTTCCGTTCAACGCCGTCAGCGTCGTCCATGTGTTGGCGCTAGGCGTGATTGAACCAACCGCCGTCACCGTCAAGCTGGATGCGAGGAAGAAGTTGCTCGCCGTGTAGGTGCCGCTCGTCCAGTTGTTGACGACATCCGAGGTGACACTATCCGCCGTTCCCGTCCACTCAAGGATTGCGTACCGGATGGCCTGCGAACTGGAACACCGAATGCGCGCCGACAGCGTGACTGCCTTGCCGCGATAAGGATACGAGTTCGCGGCTTCGACAATCTGTGCCAAGCCCATGCGCTGCGCCGATGCCTGCGCCTGCGTTAGACGACAGTGATATGGCGTGCCATCTTCGCTCAACGACTGCTGCGTGACCGTGATGGTGCTCGTCTGGGTCAGTGCGTACCAACGATCCAGGCAATAGGCGTCATCCGCCGTGGTCGTTCCCGTGGTGCCGTTGCGCTGGCTGATCTGCATCCCGCCGTTGATCAGGACGTTTCGGAAACCGGCAAGCTGCCCCGTGTTCAGCGACGTTGCGGTAACTGCGCCGGTCGTGTTGCCGGTCAGGTTCCCGACAAAGCCCGAGCTGTCGAAGTAACCGACCTCCGCGCCACCCGCAGCAACGCCAGCCTGATCCGCCCCCTTGCTGAACAGGCCCGTGTTTGTGTCACCGCTGAACGTGACGGACGGAGCCGCCGCAGACCCAGCCGCAGCCCGCAGCGGCCCGGTCATGGCGTCCCCTGCCACTTCCACGTAATCGCCAGGAACAAACGTTGCCGCCGCCGCCGCGCTTGCAGCAGCACTAGCCGCACTGGCCGCAGCCTCAGCCGCAGCCGTAGAAGCATCAAGGCTGGCAATCATCGTAAACGTGACAGCCGTCGTCCCGATGGTCACTGGGTCTGTTGCGGAGACCCTAAAAATCTGGATGCCGTTCGTGGAGCCGCCAGTGACAAACACCAGCGTCCCATTCCTGGCATCACGCGATCCGTTGAAATCCAGCGCCCGAGACCATGCGCCCGTCGAGGCGATGTAGACGCCATTTTCAGATGACGTGCTTTGGTTCTTGACGAGGACTCGATCACCCGCAACGATAGCGATCCCGTCAATTGTCTGCTCTCCAGACAACGTGATCGCCGCCGTCGTGGCAGCACGGCACGGGGCTTTGATGCCAACGCTACCGTTCAGCCCTGCAATTCGATCTGTGGTCGCCATGGAGGTTCCTTATGCTTCGGCTTGTCGTGATCTGGACCGCCGCCCTGATGGCCGGGGCTTTTGTCGTGCTGGCCAACATCGCTCGGTCTGGCGAGGCATCGTGGGTGATGCTCTCCATGGCCGTGCTGTGCTTCGTGACATGGGTCTATCTGCTGACGACACAGCCAGCGCCGCGCGACGGTGAGCCGCGTGCGTCGGTGTTTCGCCTCATGGGTCTATGGATGCGGGCGAAGGAAAAAGACCTTCAGGCCCGCCTTGATCAGAAGCCGTAAGGACTGTCGCCCGTCAAAGCCTGCACGGCCTCGCGCATACCGGGATACGTCGAGAACGGGATCAGTTGCGTTCCCGCCTTCACGTCACCCCCGAGCGCCTTGGCCAGCGTCATCGGCAGACCGGCTGACGGTCCAAGCAATGCGCCAATCGGATCGCGGGATGCAAAGCGCGAGCTTTCGCCCTGCTGCGACTTGCCGGGAAACGCTGCCATCATCGGCGTCTTGATCGGATTGAACGAGAAGCCCGATGGCTGCGTCAGCTTTTCAATGGTGTTCGCCATCTCAAACGGGATGGTGAAAATACCGGAGTTGTCCAGACCCTCGCCAAGCAGGAAGCCGGGATTGGTCGCGCTTTCCTTGAACTTGTTCCACCGTTCCTCGCCGCCGCGCCAGGAGCGGAGCGTGGCCACCATCATGCCGATGGTCGTCATGGCGATCAGGGAGCCGACAAAACGCGCCTTGTCTTCCTGCATTCCGTTCAGAAGCACGCGCTGGTTCGCCGCCAGGTTGAACGTGCGGAACTGCGCAATCAGCTTGCCGATAGGCGTGTTGACGAACAGCGGCACGTCGCCCACGGATCGCTCAACCGAAATGGTATCGACCGTCTTGCTGACCGCAGCGCGATAGGCACGCACGGCTTCAGGATCGGTCCACTTGGTCGTTTCGGCTACACGCACGCCGTCAATAGTGCGGCCATGCGTGGCAAGCTGTTCCTTGATGCGGCCTTCCATGTAGCCGTCGATGCCTGCCCAGCGAAGCCACCTCTGCTCCTTGCCGCCGCTCACCGCCTCAATAAGACGGTTTTGCGTGGTCACGGATGCGAGCGACTTGGAGAAATCCGTAAACAGGGCAAGACCGTTCCACTTGGTCGCCACACGGCTCATGTTCTCCATCATGCGCCCGAGCGCCGTGCCCTTGGAATAGGGATCGCCAATCTCGGCAAAGGTCGCGAGACGCTGGTGCAGCCACTTCTCACCGACCTGACCGGCAAGCTGTGCCTCTTTCACCGACGCGCGGAACCCTTCGATGTTGGTCAGAAGCGGCTTGACGCCATCGCTCATGAACCGGCCAAGGCCGTTCACCATGGCCGAACGGTAGATGTCGCCCAAGTTCGCGATGACCGCGCTACCCATCGCGCGAGCGTAGTTGAACGCCAACAGCCCATCCGTGATCCGCGCGAAGTCCGAACGGGCTTCGTCCATCTTGTAGCGGCCCAGTAGCAAGTCGCGCCCGGCTTCCAGATCGCGCTTGGCACCCGCCTCGTCCTCGTTCAGCCACGCAAGGATGCGCTCCTTCGTGGCCTTGTTGATGTCCTGCCGGCGAAGCGATGCTCGCAGGCTGTCCAGCGCACCCTTCTTTTGCCCGACGATCTGCAACGCCTCGTCTGCCGTCTTGGCAAGGCCAACCTGCTCGCGAAGGTCGCGGTATTCCTGCGTGATGGCAATCAACTGGTCGCGCATGTCCGCGCGCCCGAACTTGCGCGTGAGTTCGATCTGCGCCGCCATCGTGCGAGCGTACCGATCCGAGATGCGGCGGATATCGTTCTCCAGCCACGGCTCGATCAGCTTGTCGGGAATGTTGAACGTGCGTTCCTTCAACGGGCCAGAGGCGAGCGGCACGGCAAAGTCCGGCACTGTGCCCGACGCTTCCGAGCGTCCCGTGTAATGGTCGTAGATCTGCCGGGCCACGTCCTCTGCGTAGTCTCGGAAACTGACCTTCGCAGCCGGATTTTCCAGATCTACGCCCTCGCCGCCACGCCTGCGGAACCAGCGGTCATCAAACTCCTTCTGGATGTCGGACTTCATCGCCTCAATCGTCTTGATCCGCTCGTCCAGCTTTTTCGGATCAAGCGCCTTGGCGCGGTCCATGAGACGCTGTGCCTTGGCTCCACGATCCAGGGACGTGCCGGAAGTCATCGCAGCCAGTTCGTTCAGCGCGCGCTTGAGTTCCAACGCCTGCCCGTCAGGGTCCAGCGCCTCGGCTTCGTCCAGCCGGCGAGCAATGGCGTTCAGCTTTTCAGACCGTGCCCGCTCTGCAACCGCATTCTTCTGGATGGACGCAGCCAGAGCAGCCTTGCGCTTTTCGACCGTCTCCATTTTCGGACCACGCAGCCGCTTGACCAGATCCTCGACGTTGACGACCGGCTTGTCTTCCGCCTCGCGCGATAGTTTGATGACGGCCTGCTCGTAGGCGTCCAGCGGATCAAGCGCCTTGTTGCCCGCCACCGCCACGGCAGCGTCAATCAGGGCGCGCTCGTCCACTTCCTTGCCGCGAATGCCAACCTCTTCAAGAGCGCCAAGCACGTTGGATGTGAGCATGTCCAACTCGTCAGGATTGTTCGCGCCCATGCGGCGTGCAACAGCTTCCTGATCGAACGCGCTATAAACCTTCTGCCCGCGAAGTTCCTTGTCGATGGCGGCAAACAGTTCGTCGGTGATGTCACGCGACATGCCGCCGTCTGCCTCTTTCGGCAGATAACCGTTCTCAATCAGCTTTTCTCGCCAGAAGCCATCAATCGACTTGCCGTCCTTGGTAGCTAACCCGCCCTTGAGGTTGCGCGCCTTGGCCTCGCCGTCGAGAGGCAGGCCACCGTTTTTGCGAATGAACTCCACCAGGGACACTGGCCGAGCGCCCATGGCACGCCCGCTTTTCGTCAACTGCTTTGGCGGCGCTTCCTTGGCCTTGCGCTCTGCCATCTGCCGCTTGAGCGCAGCAATCTCGTCCAGCGCAACCTTCTTTGCTTGTTCGGCCAGCCGATCCGCCGCCTGTTCAGACCGCTTGGCCACCTCGCCAAACTGCGTCCGCAGCGCCGCAATCTTTTCAGCTTTGATCGACGGGTCCAGCTTGGCAAACTCGCGTTCCGCTTTCTGGCCACGGTCGATCAGCCGCGTCATCGCGCGCAGGTTACGTTCCTCGATGTCCGCGATCTGCTGCGCAATCCGGTCATCGCGCTCCTGCATCCCGGCATAGTTCAGGTCAATCCGACGCTGCCGCTGCCGCAACGCCGTCCTCTCCTTCAGGAACGCGCGCAGGTTGTCACCGCCCTGTTCGAACAGCTTGGACGCTTCTTCCTTCGCGGCCTTCTGCGCCTTCTTGTCTCCGCGTTCGCCGGCCTTCACCGCCTGCTGCCGATAGCGGTTGATCTCCGACAGCAAGTCGATCTCGCGAGCGTTGGCCGTCTCCATGTCGGCAAGCCGCTTCTCAATATCAGCCAGCGTCTTTGCCCGATCTTCCGGAGCAAGGTTCAGGTCCGCAATCTCGCGTTCCAGGGCGGCAATGCGGGTCCGCGTGGCGTTGGCGTGCTGCTCATACTCGTTGCGGAAGACACCTTCGTAGTACCGCGCAACCGTCTCCTTGAACCCCATTTCGTCGGCCACAAGCCGCTCATGGTTCGGCATACGGGTTAGGTAGGAGGGAGCGCCGACAACCTGCAAATCCTCAGGCAGAAGTGTCTTACCGTCCTTGCCCAGCGTCTTCTGTGCCATTTCCTTGAAGTGGTCGAACATCTCCTTGCGGTAGGATGCCGCCGCCTTGGAGACAAACTCGTTTTCTCCAATGTCCTCGCGGCGCATGGCCTTGGCCACGGCCTCATCAAAGTCACGACGGGTCATCTGCATTCCGGCCTTGCGACCGGCCGCATAAATCTCGTCAGCCGCGCGAGCGGAGGCAATGACACGCGACCGAAATTCCTGCCGCATCATCGTCTCAACGGCACTTCCAAGCGTGCGGTTGTCCGCGTGCATGGACTGGAAGACGCTGTTTTCGAGAAGCTGTTGCGTGTACTCGCGGGCCGCTACGGAGGCGCGGAAATTGGCGCGCAGGTTCGGGTTGAGGAACTTGGTCGCAGCCGCATAGGCCCGCGCACCAGCGCCGGCCACCGACAGATCCTCAAGCGTCGGACGATCCGCGAACTCGGCACCAGCCGCCGCGCCCTTACCAGCAACGCCAAAGCCGCCAACGTCCAGATCGTCAATTGCCTTCCTGACCGCATCAATGCTGTCCGCAATCTGAACAGCTTTTGTCGGGTCCACCAGATCGTCGCCCGTCTTCGACGCCGCTAGTTCCTCCAACTGTTTCACGACCGGGCCAACGGTATCCTCCACACGCGCCATGCGCTCAGGAGACACATCCGCCATGCGCGCCTGTAGCGCCGCAGCCCGCGCCGCTTCCACGACCTCGGATGACGTAAGCTGATCGCCACCCCGCAACTTGGCCGCAAGCTCGGTGAGAGGCGCAGACATGGCTTCCGCCGTCGCCGCCTGATGCAACACGCGGAACCCACGATCCGCCACGCGCGCCTCTGCCCTCGACAGAAGCCCAGCAGCCGTGCCCCCGAGAAGCCCGCCAAGGACCAGCGAAGACCCCACGGCAAACGCGCTGTCCTCAAGAGGACGGGTCTGCTGCGTGCTTTGCAGGATGCCCTCTTGCAGCGCCGCACCGCCAGCCGCAGCCAGACCAATGCTTGCCGCCGAGCGTGCAAACGAGTAGCCGCCGCGTGCAGCCTTCACCAGACCGCCGCCAGGGGCGAGGATTGTGGGATCGAAGAACTGCCACATGAACGACGCGGCAACGCCCTTCCAGCCCGACCGAGCCAGCACAGCGCGGTCCTCGTCCTCCATGTCAATCTGTGCCTGCCGAGCGGACAACGCCTTGGTGTTGAAGATGTCCGTGAACAGTTCGGGACGCTGCTCGTACTTGGTCCCCTTGATCCGGTCGAACGGGTTGAACCCATCTTCCATGTCAAAGGTGATACCGGCATCCTTCCGGCTCATGATCGAGCCAATGATGTTGTCCTGCCGATAGGACGCACCCAGCACGGACGGCCCGTTCGGATTGACGGGCTGCGCAGCCGGTGCCACCGTCAGGTCTTCCAACGGCGCAACGCCAATGGAAGCCGTAACCGGCCTGTCCTCGACATCATAGAACGGCATCAGTTATTCCCACCGGGAAGGCGATTGCGGTTTGACCGATCTGGCACAAAGCCCTTGAGCGGATTGGCCGGCGTCGAGCGCAGCCAATTGCCAAGCAGGCTTTCGTCCTTGTTGCCGGCCAGAGCCTCATCGCGCTTGCGCTGGCGTTCCGCATTGCTCGGAGCCGCCTGCTTCACGTCTTCCATGCGCTGCCTACGGAATGCCGTCGCCTCATCGGCAAGACGCTGCCGTTCTTCCTGCGAACGTTCAGGACGGCCAGGAGCCATCGACCGCGAACCGATCTGGTCAGGCGTCACAACCGGGCTTGGAGCACGCTGCGCACGCTCCGTTTCCCATGCCGACTGCGCCTTGGTGTTGGCTTCCTGCGTAGCCTTTGCAGCCTCACCGGCAACGTCAGGGCTCCACCGAGTTCCAGTCGGCAGAACGTGGTCAATCATGTAGCCCTGCTCGTTCTTGGTTCTGTACATGATCTGATAGCGCGTAGACTGACTTTTGGCGCGGAACCCTTCTGCGGTCAGAACGGGTATTTCCTGCAACGTGATGTTTTTAGGATCAACCTTGTTGCCGGTAGCTTTGAAAATGTCCTCCGCAGCCTGCCTGTAGATGTAATCCGTGGACCCTTTTATTGGCGGATAAACGTTTTCTGGCGGGAACTTCATGAGAGTTCCATTCGACACGCCATAGATTTTCTTCATCTGCTCCATGGCCTGAGCCTTGGCCAACTCAGGATCGCCGTGCTTCTTGTAGAAGTAGGACGCCTCGGTTGCGAAAGTCGTGGCGATGTCGTTGCGCATCGCGTTGTTCGTGAACCGATTGTCAAAGAACCAGCCAGAGCCCGAGAACTTGCCGTTCTCCATCTCGGAAATGGCGTTCTTCGCAAGGTTCTTTTCAAAGGTGTCCGCTTCCTTGTCGTCCACCTTGAACGTCTTCTTGTACTCAGGCGAGTTCATTTCAACGATGCGCTTGGCGGCATCGTCAACCGGAAGCCCGACCTTGTTCACAAGGTAGTTGAACGCCGTGCCAACATCCTCCAGTTCCTTGCCGTTCTGGACGCCATCGAACACGCGCTGGTTTCCACCGGGGAAACGCGCGGTCGGCGCAAACATCATGTTCGCGGCAATCGTCCCAACGGCCTTGACGCTATCCACGTCGTTCTTCGCCAGCGTGCCACGCATGGCAACCACGCCGCTTTCTGGCAGGACGCCCGTGCGCTCGTAGACCCGCAACGCCGCTTCCGGCTTGCTGATCTTCCCGCCCGATCCATTGACCAGCGTATCAACGCCAGCCTCGGCAATGCCACGGTCCTCTTTCGAGTAGGGATTGAGAACGCGCTGCCCGCCCCATACCTGCTGCCACGTCAGTTCGTCCTGGCGCTTCTTGTCCTGCGCCGCCAACAGACCCTCAAACCGCTTGATGTCGCTGGCTTCCGTCACGTCGCCGTTCTGGCGAAGGCGGATGAAATCCTCGCGCCCAGCCGTTCCGTCCAGAATGCCGACCTCGACGGAGTTAACACGCTGTGCCCGTTCGGCCTGCTGCTGTGCTGCCGCCTGCCGCTGCTCCTGATCGGCAATGCGCGACTTCTGCATAAGCTCATAGGCCGCACCGTCCTTGATGTCCTTCTGCTCCAGAGGATCAAGGACCGACGCAACGCCGCTGCCCTTGCCGGCAAGACCCATGCGCGCATAGTCGGAAAGCTTGGTGCCGTTCTTGTCGGCCCGGTCGATCACACCGCCCGATGTGAAGAACGCTTGCGTGCCGCCAAGACCGCCGAGATGGATCATGTTCTTGATCCCTTCCTCGGTGATCTTCACCCCGCCGACCGTCTGGCCGATGTACTTGTCCAGCCCATTCGACCGGATTTCCTGCGACTTGCGCTGGTCATCCAGTTCGTAGACGGCTTCCTGCGCTGCCGGATTGGCAAGGAAATCAGCCTTCGTCTTGACGTTCGGAAAGCCGGGAATGTTGAACTGGCCGGACCACTTGCCGGGGGCCGTCTTGCCCGTCTGGTTCCAGCCCTTCAGATCCTCGTTTGGTCCAGGCTGATACACGCCGAGCGTCTGAAGGCGCGGCGCACCAAACTGATAGAGACCGGCAAAGCCGAACTCGTTTTCCTTGGTCGGATCGCCGCCGCTTTCGCGAACCTTCAGCAACCCGCGCGAGCCTTCCAGTGCGGCAATGCGCTGCTCAGGCGGCATCAGCTTGAGGCTATCGGTAACGAACCCCTTGACCCACTTCTGCCGCGCATTGACTTCCTCGGCCGGCGTCAGCACGCCCTTTTCGCGAAGGGTCTGGAACTCCAGCGCGCCCTGGTCCGTGATCTTGCGCCGTTCCTCAGGGTCGGTTGCGGCCAGACCGGCCTTGCGCAAGTTCTCCAGACGCTCTAGCGCCTGCCCTTTCATGGCATCGCGCTGGTAGCCCAAGGCAAGATTGGTCGTGCGTTCCGTCGCCTTGGCAACGTCATCCGCCGCCGAAATCAAAAACTTCTGTTTCCGACGCGGGTCCGCGTACTGAGAAGCGTACCGCTGCGCCAATTCTTGGTAGCGCTGGCCGTAGCCCTCCAGCTTAGTCGGATCGGTTTCGCGGTCGCGCTCGCCGTCCAGCTTGATCTTCTCGACAAGAAAATCAGACCGGCGCTGCGCATCCTTCAGATCGTCATCGCCGCCGATGGCCTGCCCGATCTGCTCAAAGCCCGCAGCGATGCCACGGCCCATGCGGCTGTAACCTTCAGCCTGCGCCGCCTGACCAGCGGCAAGCGAGCGCATCCCCTGCGCCAACGCCTGAAGGCCCTGCCCATAGGCAGACCCGTCAATGCTGGAGATCTGACGACCGCTGGCAGCGGACGGAGCCGCGCCAAGGACCGTGCTATCGGGAAGCCGAGCCATTCATTACGCCCTTTGCAGCGGAGACGCCCAGCCGGTGTTGCCGGTCGTGGGCATGAAGGACGTACCGCCGCCCCAATTGATATTGGTGATGCTGGAGCCAAGACCGCCGAGGCCGTTGACCAGCGATCCGAACTGAGACGCCATTGAGCCCTGAGACTGCGCAATCGTCCCCGCCGTCTGGTAGCCGTAGCCAGCCGCCTTGAACCCCGCCGCCTGCTTTGCAACCTTTCCGCCGTAGATCGCCGCGTTGGCAGCATCCTCAAGACCGCGCGCCGCGTTCTCGCCCTTGTACATGTCCACAAGGCTTTCGAACTCGGTACGTCCTGCAATCTGGCCCGTCAGGTTCAGGACCGTGTTGTCGGTCGCGCCACCGCCACCAGCCGCCGCCCGTGCCCTGAGAGTGGACTGCGCCAGATCGCCCTTGCGCCGCGTTTCGAATGCCGCGCGCTGCTGCGATGCGCGTGCTTCCTGGGCCTGCTGTCGAAGCTGCGTAGCCTTGTAATCAGCCGCCGCAACAGCATTGTCCCCTTCGGCCTGTGCGCCAGCCTGTGCAACCGCTCCAGCAATGCGAGCCGTCTTCGCGGATGCCGCCGTGCCAGCCATGCCGGCAATCGTGCCGCCGATGCTGGCAATAGCCGCAAGGGGACCGAACACGACGCCCATGGAGGTGAACCCCCACGGTGCATCATATCCTGCTAGGGAGCGTGCCATACGTGAACCTTCTTGCCTTCAACCGTCTCTGCCGCCTCGGTGAACCCGAGACGCTTGATCCAGCGTTCCGCCGCGTCGAAGCCCATCGCCGTCGTGGCATACATCCGCCGAATGCCCATCGCCTCGGCATCCGCCACGACGCGCTTGCCGACCTTGTGCAATGCAACAGGATGCGCCCGCAGTTCGTCGGTTATCTCCGCCCACATCCAGACAGGACCACCTTGCGGAAAACCCAAGCCACCAATGCCGATAACCCTGCCGTCTTTCTTCACGGCATAGGCCCGGCAACGATAGGGAGGCGGCTTGTCGAAGTCATCCGCCGTGGCTAGTGCCACCTCGATCATGCGGCCAACAACACCTCGTAGAGATCAACAAGATCCTCCAGATCCTGCCAATCCTGTTCCTCGATCCTGTCCGGTCCTTCAATGACCGCTTCCAACCTCGATACGCCACGAACATCGGCGGCGATGAAGCACGGCCAGCAAACGCGCGGAGCCTCGCCAAGCGCGACGACAGATGCCCTTGCCGCGATCCGTGCCGAGACTTTTGCAACCAGGACGCCGGGGACAACCGGAGCCGCCTTCGGCTTAGCCTTCGCCGCCCGTTGCTTCCGCTTTGTCCTCGCGTAGTGCCAGTGGCTATCGTAATCCTGATCCGCCGCAACCGCGACTGACAGGGTTGCCGTAACGCTTGCCGAACCAGCAATGGTTGCGGTCATTGCGTTGGCATCGGCCTCGCCGCCGAAATACTCCGGTGCGAAATAGTCAGGAGCAAAATAGTCGGGCGGAAATGTCCCGGCCATCAGTCTACATCCAGCGTCAACGCCGTTCTGTTGCCGCTACCATCCACGGTCGCCACGATGCGATCCGTCGTGTCCCCGATATCGCGGATGGTGACGGTCGTTGTACCCGCTCCACTCACCTCGCCGGCCAGCGCAGCAGCCATGAGCCGCATCATCTGTTCCGCCGTATAGCCTGCCTCAATCGCCTGTTCCCAAACAGCCGCCGCTAGCGACTGCGGAGACAGTTCCGTGAACGGCGTTATCTCGACTTCCAGCGTTCCCGTGGCGTAGCGCGTAGCCGTGACCGTGGCAGCGCCGGCAATCGTGGTCTGACCCCATGCCAGGGCCGTAATGGCGAACGTCGGCGTAGCCGCTCCGCTGATCGTCGCAGCACCGTTCAGAGCCGCAAACGAGTTGCCCGTAACCGTTGCCGCGCCGCTGATCGTGGCCGAACCGGAGACGACAAGCTGGCCCGTGAATGTTCCAGATGCCGCGCCCGAGATCGTGGCTGTGCCGTTCTTGCCCCCGGCAATTGCAAACGTCGGGCTTGCAACGCCCTGCGCTTCGTTCGCCGACTTGGCCGCGCCGTTCTTCTGTGGCAGCAGCCATGTGTAGCCAGAACGGTATCCGTGAGGCAGACCGATCTGTTCATCAGTCCAAGCCTCACTTGCAATCAGGTTGCGCTTGGTTCCCGTCAGGCTGGAGTTGGACAGGAGCGCAGACGGATAAGCGTTGTTCGATGCGGTTGCACCGAAGATGCGAACTCCAGACGAGCGATCACGATAGCCGTTCTGGAGGATAGCCATGGTCAGCCGCCGTAGGCGTAGTCGAAGTCGATCATCACGGAACCAGCCGAAGACGTGGCACCCGTGTTGAAGCAAAGGAACTGGATGTTGGCACCGTCCCTGATGCGCGGCAGCGAGGGAAAGGCGTTCAGGAAGTCAACCTTTGTGTAGAGGCCGGTTGCCGGAACCGGGATTGTGAACAGCGGCCTGCACAGTCCGATGATGACCGTACCGGACGCATGGGCCGTACCCGACCAGACCAACGACACAATGTCGGAAACACCCGTGTCGCCGGCCGCTTTGGCCAGGAACGGGTTGAACTTGTTTGCCGCCGTGCCGGTGTTCAGGAGCGCGCCGAGAGGCAGCGAGGCCGTCGAGGTGAACGAAGTCGTGGCACCCGAACCGCCGCCCGTGTCCAGATAGTTGATGACGCAAGTCGGAGCGTTGGCACCCAGCGCGGTATCCGCCGCGACAAACAGTTCCAGACCCGTGCCGTTCGGATAACGGTCGCCCGTACCGCCGCCCGAACCGAGCGCCGTCATGGTGACAGTCTTGGTGCCTGTCGTCGTTACGTTAGCGCCAGACAGACCGACATAACCGACCAGATCGATAGCCATGATGATCCATGGCGCACCGGCAGCGGCAACGATGGTAGCGCCTGCGCCCAGCACATGCTTGGTCGCTGTCGATACGTTTCCGCCATGATACAGCGCACCTTCCGACCAAGTGTCGTCCGTGGCCGTGTAGGTCAATTCCGTTCCGCCAAATGTAGAGGCAACCGGATAACCGGCGTGACCCGAAAGCAGCGTCCACGTTCCAGCCGTCTGCGCAGCGGCAAACGTCTTGTTGGTGAAGCAGTTTCCGTACTTCCCGTTCGACGTGATCTGAGTCAGAAGATCATCAGCGGAAGAAAATCCCATAGCTCAATTCCACGTTGTTTCGAGAAGTCCGACAAGAGTGGACGAGGCAAGCGAGCCAGCGTGTCCACAGGCGAATAGTCCAAGCCTTGCACCGTCAATGATCTGCGGAGGTGCCTGATTGATGATGCTGGCGAACTCGTCGCACGCGCCAAAGCTGATAGGCGTCGCGTCTCGCCGGCATTCCTGCGTGATGTAGGCCGTCATCAACGGACGAACCAGAACAAGGCACATCAGCCCACCACCGCCCGCCGTGAACGTCACGCTCTGGATGCTCTTGACGCCATAGTCCCCAGCGGCCAGCGAGCAGTACGGATGATAACTCGCAGCCGAACCGACGCTCGACGCCACTACCTGTCCGCCTGCGCCGACCGCGAACGTGTTGTGGATCTGCGAAACGCGGCCTGTCGTGCCGTCCTGATTGGTGTAGGTGAACGTAAACGTGCCCGCCGTGGAAGCCGCAGACTGTCCCACCGCAATAACCCGCGCATGGTCATACCGAGGAAGCGTGATGCTCGTGGTCAAGTCCTGCTGCTCGCCCACCGCATCCGTGTCGATGAACGGATAATACATCAGGATGTCAGCAAGGATGATCTGCTGCCGCCCGTTGGCCGTCGATGCAGCCGCACTTGCTGCGCTCATCAGTTTGAGGTTGCGAAGATACTGCTTTGCCGGGCTGACAGTCGGGACGTAGATGCCTCGGTCGCTATCCACCTCGGCGGCTTCAAGCGGGCTCGACGCATAGAAGTTTGCAGGCGGCGATCCAGCGTAATAGCTGTAATCCGTCCATGCGCTCGTTGTCGTCGCCGTGGCCGATGCAGCCTTGCGGAACTGCGTGATGTGGTACTGACCCGAAAGGTCAGCATCCACCCACTCACGCAGGTTCTTGAAGCCCGCCATCAGTCTTCGGAGATCGACAGAGCGCCAACGGCGAACTGTGGCTGAATGCCTGAGGACACTGCCAATGAGGCAGACAGCGCGCCCTTGTAGAGCAGCGTCGTGGTGGACGAAGCGCCAAGGCCGACACCGACATGCGTGATCGTCTCGGAGCCGCCCGTGCATTGAGGGAACTGGACAAGCGCCGCATTCGTCACGCTGTTGCCGCTGACCGTCCAGCCGGAACCAGACCGCGCAACGGCCACGCGAGCATACGAGGTATAAGCCGCCTCGTTGGTCGCCTGCGTTCCAGCCTCTCCAGGGTCCGCCGTGTGAAGGCTGACGTAGAGGTTCGTGTTCGGTGAGGACGTGTCATTCTCGGCAATGCCGTCAAACGTCGTCGCCTTGAACACGAGTTCAAGCAGGGCAGTCTCTAGCGCATTTGACTTAGACATCTTGGCTCCTTAGCCGCTGGTCGTGATGGAAATTACAGCGGCCATGACCGTCACCGGACGCGGCGCATAGCCCTTGAGGAACAATCGGCTGTCCGTGTCCCACCGACCGGCCAGCTCGATCATGTCGTTATCGTAGGTATCCCAGATCGCATCAGGATCGACATCCTCCGCGCCCTCGACTTCCGGCAGCGGATCAAGGTCCGTTTCCTCATCGCCGTAATAGAGGCCCTTAGCGTGCGTGTCGGCCATGATCAGCCCGAGATGGTCCAGACGCTTCTTCTGCGTCAGGGCCGTTCCCATCGCTGCCGCATAAGCCAGCTTGGCGCTCTTGAACGTGGCCGAGTACGGCAGACCCACCACGGCATTCGTCACCGTCTGATCTAGCGTGATCGACCCGCCAGAGACCGTGTATGTCGTCTGGTCCGCGCCGACGCCAGACGACAGGTCCACCCCATCAGCCCACACCACGACGCTTTCGCCTTCAAGGTGAGACAGACCCGTGATCGTCGCGGTAGCCGTGCCCGTATACGTGATGAAGCTGTCGGCCTGCTTGTTCAGCGTCCCGCCGATGCACTCGTCCAGGCGCGACCACTTCTCATGATATCGCTTGGTCACGCCATTGATGGTGCGCTTCACCACGTAATAAACGCTGTCCTCCAGCGAACCTGGCAGCACGTAGACCGCTTCCACCTCGCCATCCGTCTCGACGGACCACCACGCCTCAACGCCGTCGTCCTGATCGAACAGGAGCACAGCAACGGTGCCGTCCTCCTTCACAAAGTGCAGGGACGTGTCAGGCTGTCGTTGCACTGCAATATCAACGAACCCAGCCATCCCGATTTCCTCGTTCAGCCGGGTCAGATCTTTTGCAGCGTAGGACTGGATGTTGATGTCGAAGACCACCTGATAGATGCGGCGGTTGGACGCCTGAACGAATATGATCCGGTTATCAACCTTTGCTGCCGAAAGCCTTGCCGAACCCTGCGTCGAAAACGCCTTGAGGTTGAAGTTCGTCGGCGTCAGCGGCTCATCGAACGACGACGACTTGGCTTGCAGGACCGAGGCATCAGCGCCGGCAATCAGCCGTTCAGTGCTCACCAGCCAGTTGATCGTCGCAATCGGACCTTGCCCGATGGTGCGATCAATCGGGGCCGCATCGCCTTCCTGGCTGTCGTCAAAGTCCGTGTAATCGTCCGAGCCGGAACCCCAAAACCGATCATTTCCGGCCCACCACAGACGGCCCTCATGGAGCGCGACAGAGGTAGGCCAGCCGCGCCTCGTAGACCACGATCCCTCGCGCCATTCAAACGTCGCCGTGGTATTGGCGAAGTTGTCCAGAACCTCGACATCGACCGATGTGGACGACGTGTAGGCCACGACGCGCCCGACACCGATACCCGTACCACCGGGGAACGATATCGAAATGCCCGCCGAACCAGACGAGTAGGCACCGGCCTTGAACCCGATCCGATACCAGACAATCGAGTTGTCCAGCGTGTCGTCGTAGCTTTCAGTCGTGTTGGCCGTCCACGTCTTCACGTCGGTAAAGCCTGACGTTTCGCTGTCAAACGACCGCTGAAGGGTCAGTGTCCCGACCCATGTTCCCGTGATTGCGATGGCGAAGACGCGGCCAGCATCGACGCCCGTCACGCGCACGGTTGACGAGTAGGTATCCGATGCTGCCAGCGTGCCGGAACCGATCTGGCCCGTGTGGGTCAGTTCGAACAACCCGCCGACGTGCGTGGATTTGAACAGAGGACGCGAGGCCGTCAGCGTCGTGTTGCCGCCCACAGCGCCAGGAGTAATCGAAATCGACGTATCGCCGTTGAAATTGAACGGACCATTGTCCGACCTGTATTCCACGAACGACCATGAATAGGTGCCGCGCCGCTCGATCTTGCGCTGCTGGTAGCCCTCGCAGGCCACAAACACCACGTCTGCCGACTGTTCCGTGCGGATCAGTTGCAGATCGTCCTCCGTGTAAGGCGTCGTCAGGGTCATGACGCCCGACGCTTCCAGCGTGCAAGAGGACACGATCTTGTTCAGTCGCAGGATGCCCTCAAACTGAACGTAGAAGTTCGCGGACGGCACGAACGACAGGCTGTGCGTGCCCGTGTCCAGCGTCGTTGTCGCGATATAGTCGTCGCCGCCTGACGTGGTGCCGACGCGGAACTTGACCGGCCCGCGCTCGACAACTACCCGCAAGGCATGACGCTTGCCGCCGTCCCCGATGCCGAGCGTGCCGAGAGACGTAGCCGTGGCCACGCCACCCGAGGCAACAAGGTTCAGGGTGAGCTTGTCGCTGCTGATCGTAGACGTACCGCCGCCTGACGTGGTCAGCGTCCATGCAGGGGGCGACGTGAAGCTGGCAAAGGCTGTCGTGACCGTCTCGCGCGTGACCGGCTCGTCATCCACCAGAACGCGCAGGACGCCCGTCGTGAACTCCAGCGCCGCATAGTCCGTGCTGGAGAAGATGAACGGCACCACGCGCGCTTTGGCGTCGTTATAGGTGCTGGTCACGTAGCCCAAGCCAGGACGCAGCATCATCGGCCCGAGCGTGCGCGGCATCCAGTTGGTCTGTTCCTCAGCCGACATGCGTAGGCGTTCAACATCGGTACGCCCAAGCGCATGCTTGGAAACGGTCCCCCTGTTGAAGGCTTGGGTTCCGACGTGCTGCTTAGGCATCAGCTAAAGCGCCCGTTCCAGCGAGAACGTCCGCGCAGACCCGTCGTGCGGGACTGCACCCACGTTCCGGTTGGCGGATATTCGACCGCTTGGTTCATGGCGTCCTTGGCCAGCGCGTCAGCCTTGGCCTTCCGCAGCCGCTTGCCGATGCTTTCCTTGGCCGTCTCGGAGGACGACACGTTCAGGCACACGGCATCCGCCAGCATCAGTTCGACATAGGCTGCAAACGAACGCGGCCAGATCGCGAGGTTCATGCCCGTATCCGTATCGTTGGACACGTAGCGCAGGTAGAGCGGCTCCACGTCGCAGAAGATGTAGGTCTGCTCATCGTGCCAGTCTTCAAGCGGCGGCTGGAACCGCTCATTCGCAGACATCCGGTAGGTACGAACCCAATCTTCCGGCTTGTCGTAAGCGTAGGTCATGCCGAACTCAGGGACGACATCCGTGGATGCCTCCAGTTCGACTGTCCTCATGGCGAAGTTCCAGAACCCCGCCTCCAGGCAAGTCGCCACGACATCATCATAGGCGTCATCCAGTTCACGCCGGGACGCGCGATCTTCCGTCAAAGACGCAAGACGCCGTTCACCCAGCGCGCGGAGAGCGCCGTTAAACAACCCAAGCTTCGATGTCATGGCGCGAGATCCTTACGCAGCCAGGGTCCGCAAAAGCTGCGCCTTGGCCACCTCGGCATCAGCCTGCGAGGCGAAGCCCTTCTGCATGGTCTGATTGTCGGCAAGCCGCTTGATGCCCCACTGGCCAGCCGGGCCGAGCCACTTCACTAGATACGGCGACTCGACTTCCTCGCCCGCCGATGCAGCCAGTTCAATACGGCGCAGTTCAACGACCTTTGCCGCCAGCCGATGGGCTGCAACCACATACAGTTCCGCAAAGAAAGTCGCATCTTCGGCGTGAAGTTCGACAATATCCCCAATCCGCATCTTGCGTGCTACGTGAGACCAATAGTCAGGCTCAAAAACGCGCTCATACGAAACGCCATGCTCCAGCGTCACGGACCAGCGGTTCGTCGCATACGAGGCAAGAGCAAACTTGCCCTCGGCCAGCATACGCTTCGTCGGCTTGATCGGAACCGGAGCAGGATTGGCAGCGGAGATAGTCGTGGCTTCAGCCATGGATCACCTTGTTTTGCGTTGCAGGGAAAGGGCGGGAGATCGCTCCCCCGCCCATAGTCGTTAGTCGCCAGTGGCCGCGCTCCCGACTGTGGTCCCCACGGCAATATCCGCAGCCCCACCAGCCGTCACGCTTTCAACGCGATGGAAGGTGGTGAGCGGAGTAGCCGTGTCCACAAGGATAAGGCTATCGGACACAGACATGCCGAGCGCGCTACCGTTTGTGAAGAAATCGTTAGCATCCGCTGCACCAGCCGCGTCGGCGGCGGTGACATACATCCAGATCTTGCCATAACCGCCAATGCCCTGGGCAACCAGCATCGGAGGAGCAGAAGTCGAATAAGCCATGATGGCTCTCCTTTCACGTTGTCAGGGATTAGGTAGCGGCGAAGCCGGAACCGTCGTGCGTGATCTTCACGATGCCGGTGTTCTGGAGGATCTTCGATCCCATGAACACGGAGCAACGAGCCCACGAATAGTTCTGCTCATCATGCACGCCGACCGCCATGTCCATCTCGCCCGTGTTCACGGCCTGACCAATGGCAGCGCGGTGATAGACGTAGCAAAGCTCGGAAGCACCGCCAGCGCCCGACAGGTTCGGGTGCATGATCCAGTTGATGCCGGCCCAGCGACGATACGTGCGGATCGGACCAGAGAAGGGTTTCAGTTCGACGTAATCAGCCGAAGCGAACTCCTTCGTCTGCATGAGGTAGGCGTAACCAGCCGGCGAGATGATGCCGAACATGTTGTCTTCTTCCTGCACCGGCACGTCCGCGTTGCCGAGGATGGCAACAGCGTGCATGACCTTGGACAGGGAGAGCGTGGCAGCAGCACCGGCATCCTGGGTTGCGTTCGAAAGCTCGGTCAGGATGTCCTGATCCATCTTTCGGTTGATCACGCCCATGGTCGTTTCCTGCATGATCCGGCGGCCGTCGCCCTGAGAGGCAAACAGGTTGAAGCCGGTCCGCTGGACGAGATCGTGCCATTCGACCAGCGTGGCCGAATACTGGTTCAGATCGTCGTTGCGGGCAGGGATGAGACCGTTGACGCCACGGGTAACGGCGGAAGCCGAGCCCGAACCGGCGACAAGGAAGGTGGCAGTGTTGCCCTTGATCACCGCTTCGCGGGTGACGGAGGCGGACAGCAGCGACTGGCGCTGTTCGAAGGCAGAAATAAATTCCTGCCGGTACTGAGTCTGATAAGCCGTAGCGGCCATTGGATCACCTATGATGTTGGATTGGGTTTGGTGACCGTTGGCTTCTGGGTGTCCTCACGCGCACGCGCAGGGGTGTCCGATGGTCAAGCCATCGGGGCCGTTGCGTGCCGTCAGGGGCGTCAGCGTTGGTCGGAGGTAGTCGGGTGCGCCTTGAACCGGGGCCTTGCGGGGTGTCCGGTTCCTCGACGCGGTATCAGGCTGCGCGGCCTCGTGTGGCCTGACGCGCCTCAATCAGTTGACCGTACTCGCGCTGGATGTCTGGGTTGTTCCAGTACCCACGATAATCGGTCTTCATCATCTGCTCGATTTCCGCAATGCGGGCCTCGCCGGCCTTCATCACGTCACCCGTGCCAGCCGGTACAAGGCTTGCCATCGGGTTCACAGTCCGCGCCAGCGAGTTCAGCCAGCGCAGCACTTCGGGATGGTCGCCAATAAGCTGGCCATCAGGTGTTCTCGAATTGAACAGCACGTCAGCCAAGCCAGCCGGCGCGTTCGCTTCCATGAAATTCGCAACCGCCCGAACCTCGGAGCGATAGGCAGGCCCCCATTCGGCCCGCAGCGCATCCTCGGCAGTCGCGCGGAACGCCTTGTCTTTCTCGACAGCCTCGGCCTGTACCTGATCCATCATGCCGTAGTACCAGCCCAACGTCTTGTTGAACTGGTCGGCGGTCATGCCAAGCTCATGCGCCGTCTTCTGGAAGCCCTCGATCAAGGGCTTGTCGGCTTCACCCGGCACCATGCCGTTCGGAAGGTTCGGGCGATATTCCTCAGGCGCAGCCGGCAGACCGTTCTCTTTCCGCCAAGCCGCGACTTCCTCAGGCGTAGCGTCGGGCTTCAGCCCAGCCTTGAGTTCACCGCGCGACATGCGGGCCTGCAACTCACGATGAGCCTTGGCCAGATCGGCAGGCGAGGCGTACCGCTCCAGCGTCTTGATATACGCCTTGTCCTCGCCAGCCAGCTTTGCGCGCCAATCCTCAGGCCAGTCCGCAGGAGCCGTTGCTACCTTCTCAACAGGCTCGGTCGTGGCCAGCGTGCCAGAAGCCGCAGGGGCCTCCGTGGTGGCCGTCGTTGCCTGTGCAGGGCTCGCGGTGCCGGAAACAACAACGGCCTCCGAAGAGGCCGCAGGGGTCGTCTCAGTCGTGGTAGCCGCAAGAACTTCGTCTGTCATTCCTCGCCCTCCAGCTTGACGCGCTGGGGCTGGAACACAGCTCGGTTGAGAGCCATAAAACCCTGTTCAATGTGGGTGCGCGCAATGGCAAGCCAGCGCGGATCAATGTCACGCCGACTATCGGGCATGAGGCTGTCAATCCGGCGCAAGATGCGCTCCTCCATCGCCTTGTGTTCGTTCACAAGACCAACTTTGTCATCCGACTGTGAGGTGTATCCGGCGACAGGCAGTGGCGTATTCGTCATACATTCTCCTGTTGTTTGCTGATCGCGGACGCGGGGAGGTTGATGAGCTTCACGATCTGAAGCCCGACATGGCGTGCGCCTTCAGCGAAGTTCGTTGCGTCGGGCTGTCCGACAAAGAACGTGGCGTCATAGGTTCCGGCAGCACGGATGATCCAATCCAATGCCTGCCGCTGCTGGACTTCGTTGGCGATGCCCTTGGCCAAAGCCTGTATGGCGTATGCGTCCTTGGGCTCCCACGGATGAGGGTGCCAAGGCTGGCGAGCGACGGGCTTCTTAGCCACTACTCAACACCCGCCATTGCCAAGGACTGCGCTGCCTCGCCGCCCTGCTTCAGCATGTCGATGCCCTGTTGCACCTGCATGGTCTGGTTCGCCTGAGCCTGCGCCTGCTGCGCCGCGTCGATGATCTGCGCCGCTTCTTCGTCCGTGTTCATCCACTTGGACGGAGCACCAGCCCCATCCAGCGCGTCACGGATCGCCTGCTGCGTGTTGAAGACAGCCGTGGCATTCGGATCAAGCTGAACCGCCGTTGCCAGCAATTGCGCGCTCTCAAGGAATGCCTGCGCGTTGGCACGCTTCACACCGGCCTGCAACGGGCTATCGAACTCAAACCGGATTTCCTGACCGCGCAGGACGGGCGGAATATCCATCATCGAGCCGAACGCGCCATTCTCCAGCGCCAGTTCGAACGTCTCGTCACAGAGCGCCGAGTTGTATTCCTGCTCCATCGGCTCGAATAGCGGCAGCGCGGAACGAACCCACTGTTCGTAGACCATCCGCATTTCCGTGGCCGTGCGGACTTCGCCGAACTGCGGAACACGGACCTGATCGAGATAGAACGCCCGAGAAAGGATCTGCTCAATCCTGACTGACTGGTCCGTCCCCCAATTGAGGCCCGTCTTGTCAATCGTCATGGGACGCAGAACTTCCCCAAGACGCTCGTCATAGTCGGCATCGACCCACGTCACGCCACCGGCATACGTGTTGACGCCTCCCGTGATCATCTCGCCAACGGCAATCATCGGCGGATCGACCGCCTTCTGTCCTGCCTCCAGCAAGGTCAACGTCATCTGCTGCAACAGCCGCGCGTCGGCCAGGGCGATGTAAGCCGGGCCATGCGCGTACTGCGAACCACTCACCGTCTGCCAACGCGGGATGATGTAGCCAAGCCGCTTCTTCGGCACTTCCTCAAGCACCGTCTGGTTGTCGCAGTCGATGTAGAGGGAGACGAACGGGAAACCCTTGCGCTTGCGGAACTTCTCGTCCGAGATTTCCCACTGGTCAGCCGGAATGACGATGTGCCGGCACTTGATTTCCTTGAACGGCTCCTTCTCAGCCGCTTCCGTGACTTTCGGATCAACCTTGTCAGGGAACAGCGACTTGAGATTGCGCGCCTGAACCTTCCAGTTCCGATGAACCGTGTCGATCTCCAGCGAAGCATTCTCGGACCACACGACATCCCGCAGATGCCATGCGCGATACAGCAGCCCGTCCAGATCCTTGTTCACGTCAACCGTGAGAACCGCCTGCCCGAACGATGCAAAGTCGTGGTCGCCTTCCTTTGTGGACCGGACGAAGTGAGCGCGCTTGTCGTAGATGACCTTGCGCTGAACATCGGTCGCCCAGTCCAGCCACTTCTTCGCGCCAGGATCTTCGTTGATCCGGTCATCGGACGTGCGGATGCGGAACCATTCCTCGCCGCGAGGACGCAGCATGGCAGACAGCGTGTTGCCCAAGTCGCGACGGATTAGGGCCGGCGCGCTGGTCATCAGCGCCGCATTATCAAACAGCGACGAACCCTTGCGGATCGTGGTGAAGTCGGCGCGCTCGGGGTAGAAATTTTCGGAGATTTCCTGCCAAACGGACACAAGGCCAGAACGCTGGGAGAAAAGCTTGTCGCCCTGCTCGATGAGACGCTTGACGTTATCGCGGAGGCTCATTTCAACTCTTTCCCCCACGCTTCATCAAGGGATCGCCAGATGGTCAGCGCGAGCATTCGTGCGCCGGGATCACCCTGCAAAAACGGTCGGATCAGGTTGCGTGCTTCCGCCCGCGCCTCGGCCAAAGCCTCCAGCCTCGGAACGGATGCCCGCTTGGTTTCTTCCTGCGCCTTCGCAACATCGCCCTTGAGGTGCGCAACCTGACGCTTCAGGCTCTCGACTTCCCCGCGCAATGACGGGATGACAGACGCCGCCGTGACTGCTTCCTGCCGGGCCTCGTCAGCCTGCCGTAGCATCTCCATGGCCCTGCCAAGCGCATCCGCATGAGGCAGAAGCCGACGCGCCTTCAGGTTGTCGTGTGCGTCCCTGAGAGACGCGAGGACGGCTTGATCCACACTCAGCCGAGCTTGTTGCTGGCGTAGCTATCGCTGCCCACGCCGCCGCTGCTGGCCTGCGACAGAATGGTGGACTGACGACCGCCGCGCTGCATCCTGCGCCGGATCTCGTTCGTCTTGGCCCGATTGACCTCGACGCTATCCGTGGCCACCGGCATTTCCGCAGGCGGCGTCACCTCAGGCGTGGCAACAGGCGTCGGGTCAGGCATGACGATGGTCGGCATTTTCGGCTTGAACATGCTCTTGAGCCAACCAGTCATCGCTTCACTCCAAACTTGCTCTTGATGCCTTCGTAACCCCGCGTGACGGTAGGCATCTGCCCCATGGTCCCGCGCTTCATCTGCCGCTTGACCGACTGCAACCCGCCGTCAAGCGCCATGACGCAAGCATCGCCTTTGCCCGGCGAACGCCCAAGCCGCTTGCGCAGATCGTCCTTGCTCTCGATCAGGATACCGTTAGGCCGCAGCGTCCATGTCGGCGCAGCCAGATCAGCCCTCAATTCAGGATCGGGCGGCAACGCAATCACCGACCCGCCAGGCTGGTCTGGATCAAGTTCCTCGCGCATACGCCAGTACACTTCGGCACGCTTGTTGACGAAAGCCAGAGAACCATCCTTGGTCCGTGCCGCGCTCGCCATCGCGCCGTTGAACTTCATGACCCTGGACGACATGCCCTCGCGCTTGCCAAGGCCATTGTCCTCAAGCCGCATCACGACCGTTCCGCCGTAACCGCCGCCCATGTCCACAATCACCGGGCAGTCATCCCGGCGATGCTTCATCACGGTCGCCGCCATGGTCGAACCGTCTGCTGTATCCTCGCCCTTTGTCGTGACCAGCGGCCCGTACCACCCGCCGTAGCGATAGGCCAATTCCGCCGCGTCAGAGCCCCCGCCAGCGGCATCGAAGCCCATGGCAGTCATCAGCACACCTTGCGGCGGTTGAGGCGTCCAGCGGGCCTGCGCTGCCTTGATCCACTCCGTCGGGATGACCTGAAAGTCCGCGTCCCTCAGACCGACCGAAAAGTCACCGTCCTTGTAGGCTCGCCGCAACTCGTCAGGCAACGAAGCCAGAACGCTCGCATAGTTCGTCGCGGCAAGATCGGGATTGTCCGACAGTGCCGCAGGGATGAAGGTCCGCGACCGCGCCGTGATGTACTCGCCGTTGACCAGATGCGGTCCCGGCCCGTCAACCTCCGCATCCTCGCCATTGATAGTCGTGAACCACCGCAACTCGCCGGGCGCTGCCGGGTTCGGATGCGTGTCGTCCAGCCATGGAGCCCAGTACTTGATGACCCACAAGCCTTCTGCCGTCGTCGGCGGATTGCTCGTCACCAGCACGCGGCAACGCTGCCCTGGAATGGCCGAACGGTTCCAGCCGATGATGAACCGATATTGGCTCTCCAGAAAGTCGGTGCCCTCATCGAACACAATCAGGTCGTGCGGATCGCCCTTGAACCGCTGTTTGTCGCTTTCCTGCTCGCAGCCCGCGATATCAATCTGACGCTCGTCCAGCTTCCACCGCTGCAACTGGCCGTTGTAGCCGTTGCGATGGCCAAGGATTTCCTCGATCCGCGAGACGAGCTTGACCGCATCCTTGTTGATGCGCCGCAGCAAGAGTGACCGACGATGCGCCGTCAGCGCCAGACCGACCGCCAAGTCGGTCTTTCCACCGCCAGCCTGTCCGCCATAGAACGTCTCATCCGCGTCGGAGAAGAACGCGGTTTGCTGGGGGCCTGGGTTGGGCACCCACACCATGTTGGCCGTCGCGGCTTGAGCGTCCGCGACAACCTGCTTTCGAACGTCTTCCGGTAGCGCGGTCAGGCGCTCCAGAAGCTCGTCAAGAGCACTCATCCGCGCGTGACGTGCAGCACATCAAGACGGCAGCTATTCGAGGCCGAGGCATTCGACCACGTAGCCGACACCGCGATAAGCTGGGCAATCGTGGTGTTGACCGTCGTGCTCGCCAGGATGTCATCCTTTGCCGTCATCGTGCCTTCAGCAGCCGGAACCGACTTGCCATGGCCAAACCCGACAACCGTGCCCGAAGAACCCACCGACCGGATGATCAGCTTGTACCAGCCCGAAAACACGTTGTTGTCCGCAACGTCCGTGGCCGCATGCGTGAACAGCAACGTTCCGAGCATACCGCCAAGGTAGACCTTGATGGCCAGCGTGTCGGTCGAGTTGGTAGCCGTCGCGATGCCCTGCCAGAAAATGTCGATGGTCTCACCGACCAAAAGCGTGTTTGCCGGGATCGTGTAGCTGGTCGAGAACTCCGTTTCCGAAGCTGTATTGGTGATGGCCGTCGAAGCCGCCGTGTTAGCGTAGGCCGTCCAACGCTGGAGGTTGACGCCGTTGCCGTCGCCGCGATCCGTGATCAGGTTGCCGGGACGGTCCAGCGCCAGACGCCGACCGTGGATCGAAGTAAGACCTTCAGTGGTAGCCATGGCTAACCCCTTTGCTTAGATTGCTGTTGCTACGGGATTGCCTGTTACCGACAGGCGCGGTCGTTACTGCAAAGCCTCAGATTGACAGGGCTCGTTATTTCTGGCGGTCTGGCTTTCCGCTGTCAGAAAACATGGAGCCTACAATGAGCGACCAAGGTCTGACGCCCACCGACCAAACGACACGACACGAGCAAGCCCGCCCTGACTTACGGGAGCGCCTCGTATTGCGCGTTGGTGATGTTGCCGTTCACGCCCATCTTCGATGCGGTCGTGGTCCCATTCCACTGCGTGATGTCATCGGCCACGCAATTCTGGATGGACCCGTTTGTCTTCCGCAGGTTGATGTTGGCAAAATTGTCGCCCTGCGCCAGACCAACGACTCGCATTCCGCGTACAGTCGTGAAGTCCGCATCGCTGATTATCCCGACAGCGCCGCGCTCATCAAACCCGCCAAGTCCCGTATAACCAGACATCTCGATATAACCGCTGCCTGGTTTGCTTGGATGCGTTCCTTCGACAACGACATGACTGCAATCTGCCTGGATTGCGATTGCAGCACCTTGGATGTAGGTGGGCGAACTGTGGATTTTGATCTTTGGGTTTCTGATTGTCCCGCCCGAGCCAGCGAGTGACGGGTCTTCCGCGCCTCCAGACGAGACAATGTTGGAATTGATGTTCACAACCGGGTTGTTTTCAACAATCCAAGCGTTCGCGGTCGGAGTGTAACGAAAGTCAACGGATATGTCCATGTTGTCCATGACAAACCCGCCGCCGCTCGTATTGGACGCAACGTATCCTTGCACAGATCGGATGTTTCTAAAGCCGCCGCCCGTGCATTGGAATATTTCGAAGGCAGAATTGACCTTGTCCGCATTGTACTCACAATTTTCAATCCACGAGTCCGTGCAATACGCCATCTGGTAGTACCACGTCGCGTACTGCTGATTATTTCCGTTGTTGTGAGTTGCGTGGCAGTTCCTTATTTTGCTGTAGAACTTATTAACAAGTTGCGGTCCTCCCCAAGTGTTTATGGTGTCTACATCCTCAATAAGACAATACGAGTTGTAAGGATAACCAAGAATGACTGCGTTCTGGATTTGATTCATGTACCCATTTGCGGTCTCAGGGCACCAGTAGTCAATTCCTGCCCAACTTTGGATGGTAAACTTTGTGATCTGCATGTGACTACCAGACCACACGATCTGAGCCTGTTGCGCACCTTTAGGTGAGTAGAGGACCGTGGACGACCGGCTAGCCCCGGTCATTGCCCAGTTGTCGGCCGTAGTAAACGTCAGTGCTTTTGTTACGCAAAATTTCCCTGGGGGGTATTTGATTGTCCACGGAACTTTGGTTTGGCTGAAACCTATGCTCGCATTCATGAACCGAGCCGCCAGTTTGTTCGGCAAAATGTCCGAGCAATCGTAATAAACAACCGCGCTCGTGGTCGCTGCGTCCGACGACTTATCGAGGGTCAGCGTTGTCCCTGAGATGGCCGTGATTTTGGCTTTTAGCGCGCGAGGTCGTAGGTTTGTGGTGTGATAAAGCCCCCGGCTTCGCACCGCATCGGCCCGAACGTAGTTTGTCCATTCCGCCCAAGTCGCCACGCCGTTATTCAGGTAATTGATGTAAACTGAGTTTTCGGCGGTTACCCAGATGAAACAATCGCCTTCTGCGTTTGCCGCGCGATACGTAGTTGCATCTGGCAACGCGGCAAAGTTGGCAACCCTGGTTGCTGGCCACGTTCCGCCGACGCCAATGGTCCCGACCAACCCTGCGCCAGCCTCACCGCCAAGCTCGACCACGATAGGATCACCGACAGAGAACCCGGCGGCGCTTGCAACGATCAGGCTGTTCGAGTTCGGCCCCATGCTCCCGGTCGTTCGCAGGTCTTTCCAGCCCCAATCACGCGGGTCCAGAACGTTGTTGTCAAAGTCCGTGTAGGTCACGGCGGACGGTTTGAACGTGATCGTCGTGTCCCGTATTGCCCCTTCTGCAATGCCGGGGGCGTAAATCACAGTTCCGTCCGCGCCGCAGAACCAAAGATCGTTGGCCGTGTAAATCGTCTGACCGTTCCATTTCACGGTTAGCGTTTGCCCGATGAAAGAGAACTCGAATTGATCTCCTGCCGTAGACGAGGTGTTCCATCCTGTCAGGTAGCTCGCCAAATTATAGGTTTGAAAAAGAATGATCTCCCCCAGATCTCCAGGTGATACGTAGTTTGCGGTGTTCGCAGGGGCGCTGGACACGTATTTAATGGACATTTCGCCATTGGCTACTTGGCCGGTCCAGCCAATCTGGATTGCGCGCCCTGTCTTTTTGTTGCACCGCAGGTAGATCCAGCCAATGCGCGACCATGTTTGCACAACCACGTCGCGACCCGCTGCTATCGTCTCATACAGCGGCTCGACAAAATTACCCGCGCCTAAGTACCCCGAGTTGAACCCGAAAATCTTAGCCGTCGTGCCAAAGGCGGTTTCGTTCCTGACGCCCAGGGTGACGCCTGCGCCAAGCCGAAAGCCGGGGATGGACGACACAGCGCCAACCGACATTCCAGACGGCGTGATGCTGTAGACCTTGTCGGCTGTGTCAATCGGAGCCAGCATCATGCCGTGAGCTGCCCGAACAGCCTGAAAACGTCTTGCTGCTTCGCCGCGAGGACCGCGCCGGCCCCTTGGCCGGCGGTTTTCAGCCACCCTGAATAGGCACTCACGGTCGCGCCCGCACCTGCGGCGACGACCACCTGCCCGGTGCCGTCCTGGGCGAGCTCGCACTCGAACCAAATGGGGAGCCCGCTCGGAACGGTGACGTTGATGGTGCTGGCGTTGGTGAACCAGATCCGCTTGCCATGGTCGGCGGCCGTGATCGTGCGCGAAGTCGTCGTGTCAATCACGGCAACCTTGGACGCAAGCCGTCGGTGCTCGTCAGCCATCGGCGATGTGAGGGTGTAGGACGAAATAGAAACCATGTCTCGCCCCTCACCCGATTACGAGTTTTGGACGCCAAATGGACAGAGTCTTTGCGTTTGATGCGTCGTAAAAAGTTGGATCTACAGCGTTGGCGGGAGTAAGAAGCCCGATGCACCCGATCCAACCATAATCGCCGTATTCACCAACCGTAAACGGAACACCTTTGAGGGTGCACTTGTAGAACCCATTAACCGCAGGTGCTATACTATGCTGCAGAATGGACCCCTGCCCACCGACCACACCAGAGTATCCTATTGTTCCAGTTTCCAGATCAAAATTTGCGTATATTGCATGGCTACCGGCCAAATCAAAAACTTTGTCAGTAATGAAGAAATGAAAAGCAGTTGCCGTACCTTTCTTTACGTAAAACGACAGCGTGTGTGCAGAACCTTGTGTCAAACTGTGAGCTAAGGTTATTCTGTGGCTTGTGGAACCTGCTGCAAAGGTAGCAAGGTCTGCCTCCATCAAACCATTGGGGGCTTGCGTCGCGCCAGCAGTCCGAGACCATCCATCAAATGCCCAATCGGTCGAAAAGTCTAGCTGTCCCCCCGTTAAGACATTCGTCCCGTCCGCCTCCGACCCGTCGAGGAGTGCTGCGCCGGTAAACGCACCCATGCCCACAAAATCAAGACCGCTGCTGAGCGTCATTGCAAGCTTCCCCGCCATCCCGCCCATGTCATCAGGTCTCGTCCGTGGTCGTGGTCGTGAAGTACACGTTCACACCCATGAGCCGCGCATCGACAGCCATGGTGTCGCCCGCGTTGGCCGGATCGCGGTACACACGGAACGCAACCAGATCCTCGGCAGCAGGCGTGCCGGCAACCGTGATCGCCGAGGTTTTGGCCGTCGTGTAGAGCGTATCCGTCGTGCCGCCCGTGTCCGTGACTTCCTGCGCCGTGCCATAGGCCGCATTCATGCTATCGCCATCGGACACGGCAACAGCCTGGATGCCCCAGCGAACGCCAAAGTTCGTTGTGGTGCTGCCATGGCTCCACAGGAACGAAGCGGTAATCGTCCCCTCGTCCCACGACTTCGGCATCCTGATCCAGAACTGCGCATACTCGGCAGTCGTGGCATCGAAGTCCAAGGACGAGATGTCAGGCTTGTTCGATGCCGTCGCGACTAGCGCCAACGACGCACAACCGCCCGTCGAGCTAGGCCGGATAGCCGCAGCGGGGATGTAGAAGGACCGCAGGACCGATCCGACCCACGTCTTGAACAGGGACGCACCAACTTCAACGTCGTTGCCAAGGCCGTCCGCTGCCGGAAAGCCAAACGCCGACGTGATAGCCGCCGCATCCGAAAGATCGGGGATCGTGCTGTTTGCCATCAGGCCGGCTCCGTAATGTAATTGCCATTGGTGTCAGTGACAGCCGACCCGAGCGGGTCCATGAGATCGCCCGCGCCCGCCGCGTCCAACGGGTTTTGCGTGAGGTAATAGCCGCCGTCCTGGCGCAGCAGAGACCCGCCAGCCTGAAGGACAAAGCGCGGCAAGCCCGTATCCGCCTGAAGCGTGAAATACCCGCCGTCCTGTTTCAGGAACAACGAGCCGTCCTGCTTGGCGAGAAAGTCGCCCGCCGACTCCTGAAGCAAAAAACCACCACCGTCCTGCTTGAGAAGGTAGCCGCCGTCTTGCTTGACCAGATACGAAAAGCCCGTTTCAACCGGAACCGTGTCGCTGTCCGTGACCCAGCCCAACAAGATCTGCTGCTGAACAGGCATCAGGTCAGGCCCGCGCCCGAGATAACCCAGCGCGTCGATGCAACCTTGAGAGCCGTGGCAACACCGCCAGATGCCAGCGTCCGTGAACCCGTCGAGGCCGAACCAGCCATCCACATCGTGTCAGACGTGATGGCAATGGTCAGAGCGCCCGCACCGACATCGTTCACAAACGTAATCACCGTCCCAATCGTGTAGGGGACGCTTTCGTTTGACGGGATAGTCCAGGTCCGAGGCGTTGTATCCGACGCCGGATGGTAGATATGCGTTTGCTCGTCATCCGCCGTCAGCGTGTAGTCTGCCGACTTGATCCGCTGGAGGATAACGTTGTCGATGATGCCGTCCGGAAAGCTGAACGGGCTTCCGTCTTCCGAGACAATCGCGCCGGCACGAACGATCAGCGCGCCATCATCCGCTAGGCCAATCTCACGACCATGCAGGGAGGTGAGGACGCGGTTCGCCATGTCAGTCGTTCATCGTGCCGAGAACATACGCATAGACGCCGCTCGGAGGACCGCCAGACACAGCAGCCCGCACGAAACAACGAGGCAACTCAAACAGGCCAGCACCCGCCGCCGTGAAGGTCACGTAGGTATCGCCGCTCTTGTCCACGTCGAGCCACGTACCAGACGACGTGAGAGCCCACTGAAGCTTGACGGTCGCGCCCGAGAACGTGCCATCGGGAACCGAGAACACGCCGCGCCCGCCATGCCAGCGCACAGCACTTCCCGTCGCCGCCTCGTTGACGAGCAGCGTTTCCACCGTATCGGATGCCATGTCGTGTTCCTTACGCCTGGACCATCAGCTTGCGCGTGGTGCCGCCGCTGTCCTTGATCGTGATGTAGCCCGTCGAGTCCGTCGCAGCGCCAGCCGTGTAGGTGCCGAACCGCATCGTGCCCGTGCCCTTCGGAGTGAAGGCAAGATCGATGTCCGTGCTCGCCCCTTCCGCCAAGATCGTGGGGTTCCCGCCAGCGTTGGCACCCGCAATCCGTGCGTAATTGACCGGCGTTGCAGCCGAACCTCCGACCTGCAAATGCGTGCCAGCGTCGTTCTTGAAGACGTGGCGATAGGTGCCGCCCGCGTTGTAGACAAGATCCGTTTGAGGCGCGATCTGGCCCGTCACGTTGCCGTTGAT